TCGGGACGCACCACCACAGATGAAAGGTTACAAAATTGGTAAGGACGCAAAATGATTTCACTACAGGGATTCGTGCCCCACTCCTGTCCTTGTTTGCGTCGGCCATTCTTTCCTGCCTGCTTGTCACTGGCGTAGCGATTGAAAATTCCTCGCTCCCCGGAATGGCTTTCATAAATGCTAGACCACTCACGCATGAATTGACCCACATCAGGACGGGCATCATAAACAGCGCTATTGTTTGCCAGGGCACGTTGACCATTACCATCCCACCAATTACCTGCTTTGGCGTGGGCCATGCGATCATCAGTGAGGTCGGACAGGCTAATCATGGCGCTTCGTCGAACACCACCAACCACCACAACTTCCCCAACCTTACAAAGAATATCGTGGGCTTCAAGCGAGGTGAGTTTACGACCACACGCACCTTTGAATTTTGCACAAACGTATTTAAAAAGTTCAACCAAGGGCTCGGGGCCAGAAGCTCGGCCCCCAAAGGTCTTGAGGCGTGTGCCAGCAGGACGGACAGCCGACACATCCCACTTAGGAATCTCTCCTGCGTATAGGAGGGCAATAACCTGTCGCAGGGCCTTTGCCCAACCTTCTTTGGAGTCGCGCACCATAACCACAGTGTCAGACTCAAACAACTGAGTTGGAATCTCAGGAAGTCTATTGACATATTTTTGCTCCACACTAAAGCCCACACCAGTGCCACACAGTAGGATGTACATGGCCTCATCGAAGGCTTTCACATCGTCAATGGGCAGATAGGAGCAGTTGTAGCCTGCCACGTTCTGGCGCTCCAAAGCCTCACCAGAGGTCATAATGGAACGCATCGAAGGCACCACCTCCAAGTTGGTCACAGCCGTCTGCAGACGATCACGTAGATCTGCGGGCACATCATAGTTGTGCTTGTCCTTCAGGTGCTTTTGCATGAAATCAAAATAACGAGCCACAGTTTCAGACCAATGCTCTCGACGGTCTTCCTTATCCAGAAACCTTGCGTAACGGCTTTTTGCGATGTACGTTTGGTAGGGCGTCATGTTAGTCATTTATTTCCTTAGTTAGTTTTTCTTGTTTGTCTTCGATGATGTCGGAGAAGGCCTCCACAAGCATCTCACTGTTGATCTCTAGAAGCTCTAAAAGACTAATCTCATCAAGCTCCTTGAGAAGTTCTTTAAGTTCGTGAAAGGTGATATTTCGCATAGGCTTGCCATATCTTTGTAAACTCTACAGCTTTTAAGAAATCTTCCACTGTCTGTTTCCTAGTCCCTATGCCGAAATAGGAGCTAGGGATGTAGGGGGTATAGTAGTTCATTTCTCTTGCTGTTCAATGATTTTGTCCAGATACCACCGAGCCTTTTTAAGGTCTTCTGTGCCCCCCTTGTCCATGAACCGCATCAGATATTGCATAAGCTGGACATAGTCAGCAACCACCATTCCCGGTGCTCCGTCAAGTTTATTCACAAGCTTTTCAATGACATGTCTCACCTCTATGCCTTGCTCCTCAAAGAGCATGTAATGCTTGGGCTTGTTTACGTTGTCATACTTGGGCGTAACCTTCTTGATTTCCTCTTCTACAAAGGCATCCTGAGACACCCACATATCAAAATTATGACAGGTTAAACAAGGCTGAAGACCGGCTGGGTGGACAGCATAAAAGCAAGTGCCACAATTGATGTTAGCTTTCGCCATATTTCCTCCTCAGGTAGTCTATGGACAAAAGCATTTCATCAAAGCCTCCGTCCTTCACATCATTTAAGACCACCAAACCCCTCCAATGGCTGTTTGAGAGGCTGTCCATGTACCCCTCATCGTGAAGGTAAAAGCTACCTGCAACAATGGCACAGATGGGTTTTCCGTCTGCTCGTTTGCCATAGGCTATTTGCTTTCCCTGTTGATGACCCGCGACACACGACATATGAAGCTTTGCAATGATAGTTGCAGCAGAAGAAGCAGGACGACCCATAGCGCCCACAGGCCAGTAATGGTTAAACCCCACGCCAGCAATAAATACTGGCTCAAGGAACCCATGCACTTCCCAATCTTTTGCATAACCCAGGTCATCGACAGAAATGAGTCCTTCTAAGGTGGGGTTGTTGTTCACGGCCCTGTTGATGCGGTTTTCGTGGTTGCCCAGCGTCAACACCATCCGAGGTTTATACACCTTGTCTTTGTTCTTCTTTTGTCTGCTCTGAAGTTCCCTTAAAGGAGCTAGGAGCATTTGCATAGCCTTCTTGGTGACATCTACGTCTTTCTTGTAGCGCAGCCCTTCAAAGGCTTTGCTTCCCTTGACATCGTGGGTGGAAAGGGAAGGCATATCTGCAAAGTCCCCGATGTTAATGACAACATCAGGGCGATAGTCACAGATGGCCTTCCCCGCCCATTCCAGATGTTCCAGAGGGACACCCTCACGCACTTGTGCGTCTGGAATGACTAAGATACGCATTAGTCGCTCAGGCCTGGGTTTGTTCCTTCATATTCGTTCCCAAAGAAGGAGCCGCTCCATTTATCTTCATTGAATCGTTGAGACTTGCTTTTAATTGCCACTTGGTCAGTGATGTCATAGCCGTATATTACGCCGATGAATTTAACCATTTTGTCCAAAGCCTCAGGCCATGTCAGGGGTTCCTCAAAGGTGAACTGATATTGGTTACCGTCTGAGTGCACATACGACAGGGTGATGGTTGCTTCTTGTGCTTCAAAATCATCGTTCATCGCCTTCTCCTTGAATGGTTCCGTTGGCCTTGCGGCTGGTGAGTTTGTCCAAATTCTTCTGAGCAATGTCCACCAGGGACATGTTGTAGTCGGCTGCGATGGCTGCCAGCATCCACATAATGTCACCAAGCTCTTTCTGAACATTCTCAGAGTATTGCTCCTTCATGCCATCACGAATGCTTTTGGCGACAAGGCTGTGAAGCTCCCCCACCTCAGCGGACAGGTTGAGCAGGGCGTACATGGTGTCTGCCGATGCTAGTCGGAACCCCATAGCCTGCTGTTGATAGTCGTTCAAATTCATTTCTTTTTCCTTTGTGCTTTCTCTGCTTTAGTCTTCTCTGCGTGACAAGGCTTGCAGAGCACTTGGTAATTATCTTCCTCACAGAAGAGGCGGTCAACAAAAACATCCCAAGAAACAAAACCTTTTTCAGGGTCTACCACCGGCTTGATGTGATCCACCTGAATGTCTGTGCTTGTGAAAAGCTGACGACAGGCGGCACATTTGTAGTGGTTAGCTAGTTTGTTTGTTTTCTTGTTGACTTTCTTTCCTACAAGGGCTTTCTTTAGGGCTTCAAACTTAGGAGGCCAGCGCCTAGAAGCAGTTCTCAGGGCAGATGTGACAAACCCTTTAAACCTTGCTGGTGTCCACTCTCCTGCGTTATATTGCCTTAGCTTGGGGGTTGCCATAGCTGCCCCTCATAGCGAGACAACCACAGAAGCTGCCCATTCTCCACTAAATGCTCATGCGTTTCCCCAGCTTTGTCATATGCCTCACACACCACCTTGTACATGGCTTCTTCTGTGTCGGCTCCTTTAAGGAGCTTTTCAGCCTTCTTAGGGCCAATTCCTTTGATTCCCTTGATGTTGTCAATACGGTCACCTTGAAGAATCTGGCTGTAGAAGTTGCGTAGGCTTTCTGTCTCATCTAGGAAGTATTCTTTGTCCTGCACCGGGTTGTAGTGCCAGCCTGGGAGTTGGTCGAGGTCTTTGTCAACATGAACAATGATGCCTTCAAAGGCGGCTGCTCGTGTTGCCACTTCATCGTCTGCCTCACAGTTTTCTGACACGCTTGCCCCCAATGCTACAAGATGGCTACGAAGCTCTTCATAATATTTAGGCTTGTCTAAGTTTTTACGGTTGCCCTTGTAAGGCACCGTCTTAGCCAGCCCATAACGGAAATTGGTTTTTCCTGTTATGAAGGCCTCGTAGTCTTCGCATTTCAGCCGTTTATAAACAATGTCGAACAGATATTCCATTAGTCTATTCTTGGCAATGGTGGCGGTTTCTGTTTCACCACAACTAAAGCCAATGCGGTAGACAAGGAAGTCAGCATCGACAAAGGCTACAGACGGCCTTTCCTTCACAGAGCCATGTCCTCTTCTTGTTCCTTGTCTTCAGGAACGTAAGTTTTCAGCTGAGTGACTACCAAAGCCTTCACAGACGGGGCCAGCCCGTGCTGCTTTGACATGCGGTGTTCGTAGGCCGACACCAGGGCCACGCACTTAGAGCCGTTGCCAATGGCGTCCACCTCGACGCTGTTGTCTTTCTCATCCACAGGCTCAAACTTGAATTTGCTCTTAGCAACAATGTAGTTACCCATGTTGTCTTTGTATTTCACTTTAATGCCCATACCTTCCAAAGCTTCCTTTGCCTTTTCAGACAGGTTGCCGATGGTGCATTCATACTTATTTGTGTCGCCAAACTTCGTATTAAATTCTCCCATCCACTTCGACCAGAAAAGTTCACCGGATACGCGAACGGGTTTAATCAGATTTGTCATGTTGATAGTCCTTATCAAAAGTTGGTGCTGCTAGTAGGAATCGAACCCACAACCTACCGCTTACAAGGCGGTTGCTCTACCGTTGAGCCATAGCAGCGATTGGTGTAGCTGGTCGGATTCGAACCGACACGCCCAGGGCGGGAGATTTTAAGTCTCCTGCGGCTACCTATTACGCCACAGCTACGGGTTCTTCAGCAGGGGGCTGCTGAGCCTTAAACTGGCCGTCCATCTTTGCCAGCACCACATAAGCACCCGTTTTAGTGGGAAGCTCACCCAGCACTTGCATGATGAACATAGCCTCGTTTTCTTCAAATTCAAACGTCATACCATTCTCCTTAATGAACACGTTCTTCGTCGTCAAAATCCCGCTGTGCAAGGTCATTCACAGCAGTCACCATAATCTGAAATACTTCAGCCATTGTAAGGGAAGCAGAACAGATGATAGAGAAATCTTTTTCGTTCACTGTGATGACAATCTTTCCGATTTCGGGATTGTCACTTTCTGTGGCTTTCGACATATTCTGCTGCCTTTCTTAGAAGTTCTGATCCGTTAGGATGCTTAGTGTGTTTCATACCAGTTGGCTCCCGTCTTTCCCTCAGCAGCTACAGGACAACGAAACTTCAAGATTTCTCCTGCTTGAGCAGCAGATTGTACCACAGTTTCGAGAACTTGTGAAGCATACTCTGGTTTCGTTTCAATTTGAACTTCGTCGTGTACCCAAGCAACTAATTTGTATTGAATTTGTGCTTCCTCAAGCCTTTCCGTAAAGCAGACAATCCATTGTTTCGCAATGATCGCACCGGCTGCTTGCAAAAGCGTGTTGAGAGCAGAATGTTCTGAACGAATGATAAGCTGACGTCCATCAAGACCCGGAATCCTCCCCTTCGCAGCATACCTAGCAACCTTTTGCTTGAGTTTTGCATAGGCAGGAACGTTTCGTTCAAAAGAATCAATAATTTTTTTTCCTTCCGCCGCTGAACCACCAATAATCGAGCCAATCTTCGGTGGCGAAGCTCCGTACAAGGTGGCGTATAGTACTGTTTTTGCAACATCGCGTGTACTAACTCCAAATGCTTTTTGGTTTTTTGTATGGACATCTCCATTAATCACCTCATTTATGTATTCAGGATCGTTCAGGTAGTGAGCGAAACAGCGCAACTCAATTCCAGAAAGATCAACACCAACAAGAACATTACCAGCGTCAACTGTCCAAACTTTACGACACTCAGGGCCATACTCAGAACGTACAGCAGGAACCTGAGCCATGTTAGGACTATGATGTGCTGCCCTACCTGTCACGGCTCCATTGGTAATCACCCTGCCATGCACCCTGCCATCAGGCTTCAGGCATTCAAACCAGCTTTCAATTTGTGCCACACGTTTTTGCAGGAGCAAATACTTGGCAATGGTTTGAGCTTCTGGGATGTCCACCTTGGAGAGCACTGCCTCGTCCACCACAGGCTGTCCTGTCTCTGTAAACTTCGCAGGCTTCCAACCTAGCTCTTGGAGCTTTTCTCCAATTTGCTTTCTGCTTCCTGGGTTGAAAACAATCTGGGCTGGCTTGAGAAGCTTTCCTGTTTTCTCAGAGACTCGTTCCTTTTGGTAGGGAGGCCACCGCTGCTGCATTTGTTCATATACGATGTCCATTTCTCTTTTGATGTCAGCAAGAAGCATGGTTGCATATTCTACATCCAGTTTAAATCCATTACGTTCCTGTTCAGCAATGATGAAGGCCACTCTATGCTCTAAATCAATGCTCTCCTGAGAAAACTCTTTTGTCTTCAATTCCTTTTCGAGGTGAAGGAAAAGCTTACATGTAACACTGACGTCCTGGGCACAATAGGCTGCCATAACGTCAATGGCAGGGCTGTCAAAGCATTCACCTGGGTAAGCTTCTTTGCGACCTACAGCGCCCTCCCAGGCCTCTTTGTAGTTAATCTTCCCGTCGCCCAGGCTTTCTCCCCAGCTTTCCAAGCTGTGGCCTTTCTCGCGGCTCGGCTCTAGCAGGCGAGACAGAATAAGAGTGTCGATTGTCCTCTTCAAAGTAATCGGGGTCTTCCATAATTTGCTCAAGTGATGCCCGTCGAATCCGATGAAGTTGTGGCCGATTATCGACGTAGCGTCCTTTATATAGTCCTGAAAGTTGCTTGCCTCGTTCCATGTGTGTTTCTCGCCTGTGTCAATGTCTTGAGTGCATACCACCCAGATGGTGTCATGCTTGAGGTTGGTTTCAATGTCTACCACTATCCTTTTGGGAGAGGCGGTATGAGTCATATTCTTCCTTTAGATTCTCGTGGGAGTAAATTAGCTCTTCGTACTTCTTTTTAAGTTCTTCGTGTTCTACAGCCAATTTCATGTGTCTATTGATAAGGGTTTCCAAGTCCATCATAGCGGCTCATCCTCATAAAGCTGGCATTCTACCAGATACCCTGTGTCACGTTCGTAACGCAAGCCAAATCGTTCACCAGTGGCGCTCCCTGCGAAGCGATCTTTCAACACCCTAAAGGTGGTGGTCTGTCGCTGGACAGGGTCAGGGTGCTGTTTGTCTCTTTCCAATCCGAACATGTAATGGCTCCAGCGGGCTATGGCGCGACTGCCAGTGAAATGCTTTTCCAACACCCTGCCGCCTTCCTCGTGGGCCTTTCCTTCAGGGGTGGTGAGGTGGGAGACAAAATGGATGATGAGTCCGTCGCTTTGCGCCAGAGAGGCCATGTCTGCCATGATGCCGTCCAAGGCCCTTCGCTCATCCTGCTCATTAGCGCTCAAGGCTGTCAAATGGTCTAGGTAAATCATCTTCACATCATAGGCCTTCGCAAAATACTTGATGATGTTTTTCACGCTCTGCCAATCTTTCGCACCAAAGTGTTCCATCATGTAAAGCTGCTGGCGCTGCTTCAGGCGCTCAATGGAGGACACATATTCCTCACGGCTCCAGCCAGCGTCAGGAATATGGTAGAGCCTTCTGTCAAGCTTGCCAACTACCCGCTGAGCAGTTTCCACCACGTTTTGCTCTAGGTAGATGACTCCCACCTTTTCGTTTAAGGTTTCAATGTCATAGGCAATTTGCTGGGTGAAAACGTCAGTCTTGCCAATGCCCACACCAGCCCCAAACCCATAAAGCTCTCCCTGACGTCTGCCATAGGTTAGCTTGGTGAGGGTGTCAAAGCACCAGGGAATGCCTTTGGCAGGAGGCGTAAGCAGCCTATCCATGATGTCCCCCACTGTGACAACTCCCTCAGGCCTATATTCCTCTGCCTTCCACCACAGGCTGACAAACTCCTTATCGCGTCCAGAGACAAGGTAGTCACAGGCATCCTTGTAGTCGCGGGTGTGTTTCATCACCTTGGCTTTGTTACCGAAGAGTTCCGCCACCTCCTTAGCAGCCTTCTTCCCAGGCTCATCGTTGTCGAAACAAACAACAATGTTATCGAAGCTGTCCAGCCATTCAAAGGAAGCTTTACAATCTTTCAGAGCACTCTGAGCACCATTGCGGATGGACACCACCGGCCATTGCGAGCCTGTCATTTGAAAGGCTGCCAGGGCGTCTAGCTCCCCTTCCACCAGGGTGACATACTTACCACCTGTAGAAAACAGATGCTGTCCAAACAAAACAGCTTCTTTCCAGTTGCCTTGGACGGAAAAGTCTTTTATTTCTACATCCCTGACCTTTGCAGCCACGGTGTTCCCTTCTTTGTCGGCATAGGGGTAGAAATGTTTGCCTTCCTTTTGCGTCACTCCATATTTCTCACAGGAGGACATTGAAATACCACGCTCGGGAATACTCTTAATTTCGCCAGAGGCTTGCATATGCACTTTCTTAATTTTAGGGGTTGCGTCAGAATTGCGGGTGGTGTTACAGACAAAGCAATGGGTGTGCCCGTCTGTGTAGAGGGCGTTTCCGTCAGAGCTTCCACACTCCTCACAGGAAACGTGTTTGAGAAATTTGGAGGTCATTTCTTTCCCTTCAGTGGGATGGCGCGGCCTTCAATGCCGCAAAGGTAGCTCTTGCCTTTACATTTATAAAACTGCATTAGGCCCTTCTTCTCTGGCCCCCATTCCTGGGTTTCGCTGTTATATATGCGGGACGTTGACTGAATGACACGATGACGCCTGCTGCAGTGAGGACAATGGATAAACGCGCCCAACATACCCCCTAGCTCATTGTTCCCAATGGCTAAGTAATTCATGCCTGCCCCCTTGCGCGGATGATTTCTTGTTTATCCATTTTGTTCCTTAGAGAGACTGTCTAGCGTTGGGACTCAATGATGTCGTTCACCACCTCTCCATCGTCCCCACACGCTTTCCAGAGAGCATTCATCAGAAGCTCGTTCTCCGCATGCAGGCGGCGCAGTTCATAGGCAATGTCCCATGCCTCTATTACTGGGAGTGTTTCGTCGTAAGCCCAGCTTTCTAACGACATTGCAAGGCGCAGGGCTTTGTCTTGTTTTTCCATGATGTCCCCTAGATGATCTATCGGATGCCGTGCGCGGCTTCGGCAAACCGCGCACCAGCAGCGAACGCCTGTACAAATTGATAGATTCCCGGGGTGGCGCAAAAAGCGTCCATGATCTGCACATCCGTCAGCGGCTGGCGCTGTGCTGCGGGTGGGGCGGTGTACAGCGCGAGCGCCCCCTCATCTGTCTCTGCACAGTCAGTCCAGCCGAATGGCTCGGCTCGGAAGTAGCCAAAGGGCTCCTGCTTCTCCATCTGCTCAATAACGGCGCGGAGGGCGGTGATGGCGCTTGCCACACCGTTAGGGCCGGATTCCCAGGGGTTCTCCAGCGCCAACAGCGCCTGCTTACTCGCCTCTAAAAGGCTCGTGGCTTCAATACGGGGCATCTTCTTCATTCTCCGGGTTAAAAGGAATCCTCCCAGGCTTGTCCAGGGGGTTAGGGAAGGGCGGAAAAGGCCATGTGTTCATTTCAAAGATTGTCCCCATAGGTTTCCTTCTGAAGCTCTATGTATTCCTTCAGGAGAGTTATAACACCCTTTTCCACTAAAGCCTCAATGGCTTCCTTGTCAACGTCCACGGTAAAGGTGGCAGAGCCATCTTCATGTTCTTCCTTCAAGTGCATAGAGAATTGCATTTAAGCCTCCATCAAAGTTTTAAAACCAACAGGGAACAAGCGCCGCAGTTCGTGAGCAACGCTAGTTGCGACACATTGTGTCTCCTTTTGCGTGTGACTGTCAAGCCTCAGACGACACATGTCAGCCCAGGCCCCTAAAGTTCCGCTCCAAATCCATTCCGTCATTGTGTTCTGAGGAAGCACCATACGAGCCTGCTCAGGACAGACACCCTCAGACAACAAAGAATTGTAGGCAAAGAGGGCGCTTTTGACAACATTTTTAGCCCAGCTCGTGGCCTTCCAAGGCTCTTCTATCATCGCATCAGCGCTTCCCTGCTTCACATTGTCAGCCTTCTTACGCCACACCTCAGGGAGGAAAAACTCAGGCTCACTGTCCACATAGCGCCTACTCACCTCGTTCCAGGGCATAAATTTATGCTTGACAAGCTGCCGAGCCACAAAAATTGGGGCCTTTACGCGGAACGTGGCAAAGCAATGGTTAAAGGGGCTTGTGTGCTTGTACTTGGCAAGGTAGTGGATGAGCTTTGCATCACGCTCAGACAGACGATATGTGTATCTATCAAGCACATCGTTTTGCTCAAAGGAAGCAACCTCCCACTCGCTGGTTTTGTCAAACGACACCCTGGCAGCATTCACAATGGACAAGTCTGTCCCCATGTGGTCAATATATGTCACCTCAATGTCACTCACTTTCATGCAACACCCCATAAATTAAAAGACACAAAATAATATAAGACACAATCATTTAAGTAGCCCCTTATTGTCTAAACGCTCAGACAATATGTTATGAATATACGACATAACATAGGTATATCCGCGCTCATTAATTAAAGACACAATCTCAGATATAAGAAAATACTCATGGGCTTCCTCATACATTTGTTGTTCTTCACTTGTTTCCATGTTGGCACACTCCTTGCTCTTTAAAGATACATTAAAGAAACGTTTAAGAAACATATATGTTACTAAACATAAGTTTATTATCTTATATGTCTTCTTCTTTATATGTATCGTATAAGTTATTTTCATGCAATAAATCTAAACGATCTATTGTCGCTAAATTTCCCTCAAAGGAAATATTTACACATTCTGTGCACATGTCTAGAAACCTTTTGGTCATGGCATGTCGGCGGGTTGCTTCGAAGTCTGAAAGCAGGGCATTACAGCAAGCGCAGCGGCTCATGGCTACCACCCCCCTAGGCTTGGTCTTTGGAGGCCTCCAGAGGCCTTCTAGGGGCCTTCCTGGGGCTTTCTGAGCCATAGGGAAGCAACCACATGAGCAAAACACGGAAGAAGGCCCTCATGAGGCAAGCTTCCACAAGCCTATGTTGGCAAAGGCATACCCAGCATAGGCTAAGGCCATGCCCATATTGCCTTTAAAGCCTTGCTCAAAGGCCACATAGGCATAAATGAACCCTGTAATGGCAATTAAGGGGCCACTCATATGCGCTTTACCCCTTCAAGCAAACCGGATGAGCTAAATACAAATTCAATATTACAATTGTGGGGATTGACACAAGGAACACAGATAACATTACCCAGAGTGTCCATGTAAATTTGTCGTCTGATGACATTTTCTTCCTTTATTCTATATTGCAAGTCATCCATGAACATAGGCCAGGGCTCATCCACCCATGTTTTCTGTTCAATTGAATAACGTTCAATGGTGGCACCATCGGCCCAGGCTTTGATGATGGCTGCGTGTTTTTTAGGCTGCATAATTAAAGCTCCTTTGCTAGTTCTTCTTCAATGGATTCTATGACGTCAGGGGACAAAACATCTATCAAATTCACTTCACTACCCTTAATGCAGATGACACTGACCCAGGCCTGAGGCGGGCTCCCAGGGTGATCGAAGGTGGCGGGTTCTCCTTCTTCAAGCTCATACAATATTTCAAATGGGACATTCTCAAAAGACAGGGAAAAACTTTTCATTTGATGACACTCCAGACAGATGCAATGATGACAAGCACGGCCAGGAAAGCGGCAAGGGCAGACCCAGCATTGTACACCCTGAACCCTTCTATGGGGTTGGCATGGTCACGCGGGTAAGCTTCGGCCAGAGAACGGGGATAGCGGCGAGTTGTAGGAAAATCAGACATAGGAAAGCCCTCCAAAAGTGACAGACAAAATTGTGTCCTTGTTGATCGCCCGGTATTCCCCTTTGATAACGTCAAATACAATGAGATATTTAGACGGGTCGAGGGTGGTTTTACCGCCTTTTAAATGCTTGGTGACACCTAGACGACAAACCATTGTTCGAATGGTGCCGTCTTTCTTGACAAAACGCACAGACACAAAACGGCCCTTAGAAGATGCAACAATGTCGGACAAATTCATTTGGTTCCCCTTATTTAATACCAGCCATCAGTTTTAATTCGTTCTTAATTTGTTTTGCTTTATCTCCACGCCATGAACCAGCATTGGCAAGAAAATACAAAACAATGGATTTTCCACTGTCGAACCCATATTGATCGTTCACTCCATTTAAAGACAACATAGCATCAAGATAGGGCACTGCCCCGAAATAGGGCTTAGTCCATTCTCTTTTAATCTCACGGGCAATTGTGTTTAAGCTTCGGGTTTCCATGAAAATACTCCTTTAGTGCATGGCATAAGAAACAACAACATCAGACCAACATGCGCGGCATGAGCCACATGATCCACCCTGCGAAGGGGCTTTGCAAGCTTCGCCTATGGGCTTTGCTTTGCTGTGGACGTTACTAGCGGTAACACCTTCAACCCCTTGTAAGCTTGCAGGGATTTTCACGGGCTCATCAGGGTACATGGCCGAAAGCCTGACAGTGAGGTTTGAGGGAAGCTTTCCATGCTTGGCAATGAAGGCCTTTACAATGCCGTACTCCCGTGTAGGGAGCCAATGGCGGGTGTCCGGTGTAGCTCTGCAAAGCGACACAATAAGCTCTAGATGGTTTAGCCCTTGAAGATCACCACTATCATGATGACGAAAATATGCATCTGAGCCAATGTGAGCCACCATTGCAGATACCCACAATTGAGCCTTTGCAGGGTCTTGCATAGCTTCAAGCACCGCGTCAAGCCTAGCAAACTGCGAAGGCTTAATTGTTCGCTCGTACATCTTGTAAAATCCCTTGTCAGCGTAGCAGGTGGCGCAAATAGACCCTTTAAGCTTTGCCATGCGGAACCCGGTGATGCAAGCCTCTGTAGGCAAGCTAGACGATTTACATGGCATTTTGCTTGTCTGGGTCATGCTTCCGCAGACACTAGCGGCCAGAGCTTTGCTCATGGGGATGATCGGGATGGTTTTCATGGGGTTTCCTTTAGGGGACAAGAATGTCGAAATAGGCCAGGGCAAGCACAGTGAGCACAGCGGCGACAGCGCAGGAGCCTAGAAAATGTAGGGCTTTTTGTTTTAAAGACGACATAGGACAAACCCTTATTTAGATTTGGCATAGGCCATGAGGGTGTTTTTCCGCTCTTGGAACCTCTGACCGTCCTGATACCAGCACACCACTTGAATTCCGTTTTTCTTTTCGCCGCACCACACACCCTTAGCTTTTCTGTCACCCGCGTAGACCCATTGACCAGCCTGCAGGTGCTTACGAATATCATGAGGGATATTGTGAATGTCAACGATGGAGCAATAACGCATGATGGTTTCCTCTAGATCAGGGACAATTCCCTACAAAAGCCCCTCATGGTAGAAGGGCTTTCATGGGAGACTGTCAAGCTTGTTCACAAAGCTTGTCGGAATATTCCATGCACTCTTCCATAACTGCATCCCATTTACCGCCCATAGAATTATCTGCAATTGAGTCCCAGCCATCATTACCCAAGACGATAAGGGCACAATGGGCCTTTTCCTCTTCAGGATGCTTAAAGAATATCGAGCACTCATCAATGTTAAACACTAAGTCCATGGCTTCCGACTCGGTGGACACTTTTACCCACTCTTCCCCGTCCCATATACGAGCCAGGGCATATCCATGTTTCTTGGCAGTGCGGATGAGGTGACGCACCATTTTCTTTTCCATTGCGATACGTTTTTCCAGGGTTTGCATGGTTGTTTCCTTTAAGGGCTGTAGGACAGACACCCCGTCCATCCATGTAGAAAATTCTACCCCTCTACCAGGGAAGGTCACTAGCACAAACCCTGACACCTTATAATCTTTTGAAATAAGCTTATAACCAACACTAAAGTATTCAAAACCTCCAGAATCGTTTTTACGGGCCTTTTGTTGACCCTCTAACCCTCCTATGGCTTGAGCCCCTTTTAAGAGCCTGAGGCCCCTTTAAATCGATATAGGCTAAATTTATGGGCTTAGCTAACCTAATAGGTTATTTCTATGGGGTGCTTTATAGGCTAGCTCTATGGGTTTGAGGGTGTTAATAGGATGCTTTGTAGGGCTTCCCCGGTAGCTTTGCAGGGCTTCCTAGGTAGCTTTAAAGGCACCTTCCCCGACCCTCTCACGATATCCTTTAGACCTAAAGTAATTTCTTTCCTGAATGATGGTGATAACTTTTGTGAATCGTGGGAGGCCTGGTATGTTAGTAAGTGCTTACTTCGCTGGCTGCTTTGCTGTGACTAGTAATGCAAATGCTAATGATTCCTATTTAGACCCGGGGGAGGGGGTGGCTGTAAAGGATTACTTTGGCGGGAGCCTCCTAAGTACACAAAAAAGAAAATCTCAAAAGACCCCCTAAATGTCGTTAAATGTAGCTAAAAACGACAATCTAAGCTGTTGTTTCTAAAAAGAAAAGACAAAAAAGAAAGGAAAACGTAAAAGGAGGAAGACGCGCAGGCGTAGCCGAGCTTCAACGACTCCTGTAATGTCTCTTTTACGCAACAATGGCTTATAAAATATTTTGTAAAAAAGCTAAAAAGTTCTTGACTTTAGGAAAGAAATATGCTATAATCATCTTGTTTGTTAGATACAAACCAGGACTCATGTAAAGTGTCTATGTAGGGGCGTAGACGGAACTAAAAGGGGAGTTTCTCCTTCAGGGTCTATGGAAAGTGTTCAGGCGTAGCCGAACTTATAAGGAAAAGCTCCTTACATGTTTATATACTTTACATAGATCCTGTGCAACGTAATAGGAACTTAGAAGACATCTTCTACGTTCTGGCTAAAGGTATGTCTAAATGGAAACCAACGTAGATGTTCAGCCTTCTGTAGCTAAGAAAGGCAGACCCCGTAAGGATGTCATAGCTTCCAAGAGGAAGGGAGGCAGGGGTGTTGTTGGTCGTCCCCCTGGAGAGGCTGCAAGGCTTCAGGAGTTTAGAGCTAGGTTGTTAGGGACAACGGGTGAAAAGATCATTGAAACCCTCATCCGCAAGGCCATGAACGATGAGGACAAAGATCAGTTTGCTGCCTTGAAGTTTTGTGCAGAGCGCATCCTACCCTTGAGTGCTTTTGATGTGAAAGCTGGAGAGAAGCCCCCTCAGGTGGTGGTTAACATCAGTGGTCTGACAGACGTCAATGTTTCCTCTGGGGAAAAGGATGTCATAGATGTCTAGATGGCTTTCTAGCTCGTTAATGGAGTGTGCCTATAGGTATGCCTTGGTCACCTCCGAAAAGGAGCTTAAAAGCCTGTTAAAGAAGCTCAGGCTGCCTCAGGTGGAGTTTTGTGATGATGGGGCTTTGGCACAAACCCATGTCTTTCGTGAAGAGGGCTATTGTTTGGTCTTGCTCAAGGAAGGGCTGGTTTTAAGGGCTGAGGAAATATTGGGGCTGTTGGTGCATGAAGCTGTTCATGTATGGCAGTTCCATTGTGAGTGGATAGGGGAAGACAAACCTGGGACAGAGGCGCAAGCCTACGGCATCCAAAAGATAGCGACGGAACTATTTAAGGCATATTCCCAGAGCATACCAACGGAACATAAAGAAAGTAATGCAGAAATCACGCAAAGCAGCTTTAGCCAATAAGGATGTCTACTACTTTACAGGTAAGCCTTGTAAAGTTGGTCATGTGGCTAATCGCCGTTCATCTAACGGATTCTGCACTGCTTGTGAAAAAGAAAAGAATAATAATCCTGAAAGGAAAGCGTACATGGCTGAGTATGCCCAAGCCAATCGCGCTAAGCTTCGGGAGATAGCCTCTAAGTGGCAAAAAAATAACAAGGGAAAAGTAAACGCCAATACCGCGTTACGGCACACAGCTAAAATGCAGCGAAAGCCAAAATGGCTATTAAAAGAGGATAAAGAATATATCCGCTGTATTTATCAGTTGGCTGCTATGCGTAACCGAGAATCCGATCAACAATGGCATGTTGACCACATTGTTCCTTTACAAGGCGAAACAGTTAGTGGGTTGCATGTACCGTGGAATCTGCGTGTGGTTCCTGCGGTTGAAAACATGAGAAAGAACAATCGATTCTATGGCTAATTTAAACTGGAAACTGTTGCCTTGGCAAATTGATGCTTGGTCTGACCCGGCACGATTCAAGGTGATTGTTGCAGGTCGTCGCTGTGGTAAGTCCAATTTTGCCATTAAAAAGATCATTGCCGAAGGCTTACAAGCTCCCGCAGGATCGGCTGTTTTGTATGTCGGCCCCACCCAAGGACAGACCCGTCAAATTGCCTGGGAAGCTTTGTTAGAACAAGGCCGAGAGGTGATTAAGTCTGCCCACGTTAACCAGATGGACATCACCCTGATTAACGGGGTGAAAATTCATTTACGGTCAGCAGAGAACCCAGACACGCTGCGAGGTATGAAACTGCACTTTGTGGTTATCGATGAAGCAGCGTTCATTAAAGATGAGCAAATCTGGTCTAAAGTTATTCGCCCCGCTCTGTCCGACTTAAAAGGTAGCGCTATTTTCATTAGTTCCCCTGCTGGTCGCAACTGGTTTTATGATTTGTTCATGCAGGGTAAAGACGAAGAAGACCCTGATTGGAAAAGCTGGCACCTTACCACTTTTGATAACCCTACAATTGATCCTAAAGAAATCGAAGCCGCTAAAAAAACTTTAAGCACTTTCGCTTTCAAATCAGAATTCATGGCCTCCTTCGACACAGCAGGCTCTGATGTCTTTAAAGAACATTGGTGGAAGGAAGGCAAAGAACCTCAATATGGGCAGTATGTCGTAGCCATTGACCTTGCAGGCTTTGAAGAGGTGGCGAAGAACGCCTCAGCCCACAAGAAGAAGCTCGATGAGAGCGCCATTGCCATTGTCAAGCTTGATGACAACGGTGATTGGTTTGTCAAGAAAATTGAGCATGGGCGCTGGGACATTCGAGAAACTGCTGTAAACATTCTCAAAACCATCCGTGACTATCAGCCCATTGCTGTGGGAATTGAGCGCGGAGCCCTGAAGAATGCTGTCTTGCCCTACCTCAACGATTTGATGAGAAAGAACAACATTTATTCCCACATCCAAGACCTCACCCACGGCAACAAGAAGAAAGCCGACAGGGTGGTCTGGAGCCTCCAGGGGCGTATGGAACATGGGCGCATTACGTTTAACGAGCAGGAAGATTGGGCTGAGTTTAAAGACCAGTTGCTGTTGTTTCCTTCCACCGGAGTGCATGATGACTTAGTGGATGCTTTGTCGTACATCGACCAGCTTGCGGTGACAAACTACCAGCAAGACTATGACGATGATGAATACGCACCTATGGATATAGTAGCAGGTATATAAAAGAGTGGTACTAATATGAAACAAGGCTTGTACGCAAACATTAACGCAAAGCGTAAACGCATAGCAGCCGGTAGTGGTGAAAAGATGCGTAAGCCCAACACCAAAGGTGCTCCTTCTAACAAAGACTTCAAAGATGCTGCTAAAACAGCAAAGAAAGGAAAGAAATATGCCTAACATGAAAGAATTCAAACCCTGCGCTGGTTGCCCCTCTCCTGCCAAGTGCAAGAAAGCCGGTATGTGTATGGGTAAGGAAAGCCGTGCTCCCATGCCCAAGCGTGGCAGCCGTGCCGCTACGAATAAGGCCAACAAACGTGGCTGACAGCCGCCTGAAGAAGGTAGGGGTGTCTGGCTACAACAAGCCTAAACGTACCCCTGACCATCCCACCAAGAGTCATGTGGTGGTTGCCAAAGAAGGCGATAAGGTGAAGACCATTCGCTTTGGGCAACAAGGGGTTCAAGGCTCTCCTGACGGGTCTAAGCGTAACGAGGCTTTTAAAGCAAGACACGCTGAAAACATTGCCAAAGGGAAAATGTCTGCGGCATATTGGAGCAATAAAATAAAATGGTGACCTATGAAGAAAACTAAAGCTGAGAAAAAGATTAGTAAGGTGATGACAGAATACAAAAAAGGCACCCTTCATAGCGGCAAAGGTGGCCCTGTCGTCAAGAATAAAAAACAAGCCATTGCCATTGCTTTGTCTGAAGCGGACAAAACTAAGAAACCCATGAAGAAAGCTAAATAACATGGATAAAAACCCTACCTTTGAAATGCAATCTCAGGAAGAAACTGAGCTTGTAGCGTGGATCACTTCGAAGCTTGACCCGTGGCGTGACCATCGGGATGTAAACTTCCTGCCCCTTTGGGAGGAATATGAGCGCATCTTCCGTGGCTTGTGGGCCATTGAAGACCGTACCCGCGAGAGCGAGCGTAGCCGCATCATTAGCCCTGCTACGCAGCAGGCTGTGGAAACCCGCCATGCAGAAATCATGGAAGCCATCTTCGGCCAGGGTGAGTTTTTTGACATTCAGGATGACCTCCGTGATGTAGACGGTAATCCGATGGACGTTGAAGTGCTAAAACGACAGCTTATGGAAGATTTTAAGCTGGACAAAATTAAGAAATCCATCGACCAAATTGAACTCCTAGCCGAGATATATGGGACAGGCATTGGTGAAATTGTGGTGGATGAGACGGTGGAATATAGGCCTGCAACGCAGCCCCTGCCGGGTGTCGTAGGTGCTGCTGCCATTGGTGTCGAGGAAGTGCCTCGTACACGGGTTCGTTTAAAGCCCATCAACCCCAAGAACTTCCTCATTGACCCCAATGCCGACAGCATTGAAGATGCTATGGGAGTAGCCATTGAGAAGTTTGTGTCTGTCCACAAAGTTGTGGAAGGCATGGAAAAGGGCATTTACAAGAAAGTGGACTTGCAGCTTTCTGGCGAAGATTCCATGTTAGAGCCGGTGCAAGAGGATGTCTATTACCAGCAGGACAAGGTTAAGCTCATTGTCTATTATGGTTTGATTCCCAAAGAATATTTAGATGCCATTAACGAGGGGGAAGGTGATACTGTCGATTTGTTCCCTGATTCCAGCTTGGCAGAAGAATATAGCAACATGGTGGAAGCCATTGTTGTCATCGCCAATGACGGCCAGCTTCTCAAAGCTGAAGAAAACCCGTACATGATGAAAGACCGCCCCATTGTGGCCTATCAGGATGACACCATCCCTGGTCGCTTCTGGGGCCGTGGTACGGTGGAAAAGGCCTACAACATGCAAAAGGCCATTGACGGCCAACTACGGGCTCACATGGACTCCCTGGCCCTCACCACAGCGCCCATGATTGCTATGGATGCCACCCGCCTGCCGCGTGGTGCTAAGTTTGAGGTGAAACCGGGTAAGGCTGTTCTCACCAACGGAGCCCCTTCAGAAATCATCTACCCCTTCCATTTTGGTCAAACCAATGGGGATGTTGCCGCCTCTGCCCAAAACTTTGAGCGGATGCTGCTGCAGGCAACAGGGACGGTGGACAGCGCAGGTATGCCCACCAGCATCCCCCGTGACGCCAGCGCAGGCGGTATGTCTATGGCTATGGCCGGTATCATCAAGAAGTACAAACGGACGCTTACAAACTTCCAAGAAGACTTCCTGATGCCGTTCATTGAAAAATCTGCATTCCGTTATATGCAGTTTGATCCTGAGCGTTACCCGTCTGTGGACATGAAGTTTGTTCCCACGGCCACCTTGGGCATCTTGGCCCGTGAGTTTGAGCAGCAGCAGCTTATTGGTTTGCTCCAAACCCTTGGCCCGAACACCCCTGTGCTGCCTCTCATCCTCAAAGGCATCCTGCAAAACTCCAGCCTCACCAACCGTGGCGACCTCATCACGGCCCTGGAGCAAATGTCGCAGCCCTCGCCTGAGGCTCAGCAAAGCCAGCAAATGGAACAACAGGCCAAAATGGCCCTCATTCAGGCTCAGGTGGCTGATTTGCAGAGCAAGGCAGAGAAACAGAGCGCAGAGGCTCAAAAAGCCCTCACAGAGGCTCAAATCATGCCTCAAGAAGCCCAGGCTAAGCTCATTTCCGCCTTGTCCACCAACTTGGATGAGGATCAGGAGGCCAAAGACTTCGAACGCAGGGCCAAAATTGCCGATTTAATGCTCAAAGAGCAAGATATTAAGAGCAACGAACGCATTGCATTAGCACAAATGGCTACAAAACAGCTAAAAAACTAATAAAAACACTTGACAAAAAGTCGCCAATGTGTTACAATAGCGACAATTTAGTAAAGTTCTCCTGAAAGGACAAAGAACTATGGATAGAGAGATTCAGAAGTATTACGAAGGTCAGTTTTCCATGATGGCAACCCAGGGATGGGCCGATTTGATGGAAGATCTTCAAAAGTTTAGGACGAGCATCAACGAACTTTCAACTGTCGTAGACGAGCAAAGTTTGTTTTTTCGTAAGGGTCAGCTTGACGTTCTTGATCTTGTCCTATCCCGTAAACAGGCTTGTGAGAAAGCCTATGAGGAAATTCAAGATGCGACGGATATTTGAATTCCTCTGCCCAGATGGGCATTTGACAGAACAATATATTGACGACTCCCTCAGGGAAGCACCTTGTAGTGCCTGTGGGAAGGAGTCAAAGAGAATTGTTTCCACTCCGCGTGTGCACCTGGAAGGTATTTCCGGAGACTTCCCAGGGGCCTACGATAGGTGGGAGCGAGTTAGGGCTGAGAAATTGGCCCAAGAAAAGAAGAAAGCCGCCAACAACGGCGAATAACTTTCTTTACCGCCCGTAAGGGTATTTTAAAATTTCCTAGAACCAGATATTGCTGGCAGGAGAAAGGGTTAGCATGGCATTAGTTGATAACGAGGAACTGTCTCAAGGAAACACTAGCGAGATTGAAGCTGTAGAACAACAGCAAACACAAGCCGCAGCAGAAACGCAGGCTCCAAAGATTCCCGACAAATATCGGGGAAAGTCGGTGGAAGAGATTGTACACATGCACCAAGAGGCTGAAAAGCTAATTGGTAGGCAAGCCCAAGAAGTGGGCGACTTACGCAAACTCGCAGATGATTTTCTTAAACAGCAACTCTCCGTTAAAGCTGAACAAAAGCCTGCTGTGGAAGAAAGCGAAATTGACTTCTTTGAAGACCCGCGAAAGGCGGTTCAGAAGGCAGTGGAGAGCCATCCTGATGTCTTAGCAGCTAAGCAAGCTGCTACAGAGTTTAAGCGGATGCAGACGCAAGCAAAACTTGCTCAGAAGCATCCTGACTTCACTCAAGTTGTTGGTGATGGTGAGTTTATTGAGTGGGTTAAGGGCAGCCCTATTCGTTTGAATATGTTTGCTATGGCTGATGCTCAATTTGACTACGATGCTGCTGATGAGCTTATTTCGACGTTTAAGCAGATTCGTTCGACAAAAACACAACAGACCAAAACAGATGGTCAAGAAGTTCTCAAGCAAAACTTGAAAGCTGCCAGTGTGGATGTTGGGGGAACCGGCGAGGCTCAAAGGAAGATTTATCGTCGTGCTGACCTTATTCGGCTACGCATGACAGACCCGGCTCGTTACGAAGCCTTGGAGCCTGAAATTAGGGCTGCATATGCTGAAGGGCGTGTCCGGTAATTTGACACAATTTTTTAGGAGATTTCAAAATGCCTTTAGGTACTAACAACGTTACAACGACCACCGCAGCAACGTTCATTCCAGAAATTTGGAGTGATGAGATTGTTGCAACTTACAAGAAAAACTTAGTTGCCGCTAACCTGATGAAGCGCATGAGCTTCAAGGGTAAGAAAGGTGACAGCGTTCACATCCCCGCCCCTGTGCGTGGCAACGCTTCGGTTAAGGCTTCCTCCACTCAGGTCACCCTGATTGCTGGCACCGAGAGCGAAGTGGTTGTGACCATCGACCAGCACTACGAGTATAGCCGCCTCATCGAGGACATCGTTGAAGTGCAAGCCCTGTCGTCCCTGCGTAACTTCTACACGGAAGACGCCGGTTACGC